TCTTCTACGTTATTACCATAATCAACGTTGCCATCTTCGTCCTTCAAATGACAATCATTCTTGGTAAAAATCCATGCGCCACATTCTGCATCTTCTCCCTGTTCTTTGATCATTTGTGATACTCGGTCTTGAAGTTGCTTGAGAGTGTAATTCATGGTGTTAGTTAGTGTGAGGTGAGTAAGTGTTACTACTGGACTCACTCTTCGAGCAAATGTGAGTGATACTCTTTAACATCTTCCATCAATTCTTCATCACTTAGTTTGGATACTTTCTCTTCAAGTAAATCATAGAGAATTGTATACATATCATCTAAATCCATTGCATCAATGTCTGCATGGATGAACTTGTCTTGAAGTTTGGAACGATTCATGGTGAGTGTTAGTTAGTGAGTGAATGAGTAAGTGTTACTTAGTCTATAAGTTCTTTCATCATTTCGTTTACTTCTATTCCGTTGATATTAACATCGTCCCACTTACAACTGTCTGGTGTTTCTTTACTTCCAGCATCGTGGATCATACTTACCAGATGCCCATAAGTTCCACCATCCCTGGCAACATCACATGCCAGTTCATACAAACCAGGATCATTTCCGATCCAGAGAGCAACATTCCAGGTCTCCCAATTTGTCCAACCATTATACGTGGTGTCTTCAATTGTGGTTTGAAAAGTTGAGTTAGTCATGGTTGCTTTGTTTTCCATACTATTAGTATGGCACAGAATCAAGGACTTTAGGGGGAATGGTGGACAGTTCCACAACTGGTTTATTTCTCTTTACTTAGTAGCATAAGTTTGAGCAATTGCATCAGTTTTGAATCTTCTGCATAACTTAAACAACAGTTTTAAGTCATCCTTAATTACATATCTGAATGAAGATGATTCAATGATAAAGTGATCATCTTCCAACCATACTTGTGGAAGTTTCTTCTTATGAATTGGAAAATCAACTGGCATGATGTTAATAAGAAATTGATAGTAATTTAGTGGATGATATAATTAACAAGAATGCCAACATGATTACCACATCCCATGATTTTGTTCTGATGAAAAATGGCACAGAAATAAAATCACCAACAAACTGCATAATCACTCCTAATGATAGATTCACATGAAGAATGATAAAATATGCAGTGACTATAAGACATGATCCAATAATCCTAGCAAGTGTATCAATCTTCATCGTACATAGAGGAATGAACCATAAGGATCTACCATCTCAGGGTTCTCAACTAACTGCTCAATCTGGAATCGAATACCTTTCGCAGGTGATTTATATGATGCTGGTTTGTAACATGCTCCAGTCTCTTTATCAATGAACATGAAGCAAGAACGTCCCTTAATTCTTGCATCACCAAAATTACCATCCTTAAGATAAGACCAGACTTTAATATATTTTCTACCAACTTCATACTCAAGTTGAGTGTAAACAGAACGACCATTTTCAAGTGAAAGAACTTTCCACTCATTGTTAACAACCTCAAGTAAACCTTGGGTTTGGAATTCAGTTTTAGATAGATTAAGTGTTGTCATGTTGTTAATAAAAAAATTGTTTGTTTGAATCAGAAAGGGTTAGACCATGACTCATACTTTTTCATGGTGATGTAACCCTCACGGCAAAGTGCATCAGTAAAGATTCCCCATGCCTCACGTTTGGCAACAGAATCTGTTGATCCACCTACCTTCCAATTGTATTTGAATTGTTGGAGTGCTTGTGCTTTGGTGGTTGATCGCATCAGGTTGAATTCCTTTGACTCTTCTAATATACATGATTTTGATGCCCTGTGGGGGAATAGTGGACACTAAGTCAACTGGCACACCATTCCTTGTATAATACTTTCTCCATGCAATATGCTTGATCTTCCCTTACATCATCTCTTGTAATTCCTTGCTCATTTTGAACAACATGAACTAATTCATGCAGTAATGTTGTAATATAATCTTTCTTATTCAATTTGTTATGTATTTGAATAAATTGCTCTTCACCATTAACTTCAGTGAATCCAAAAGCATTATCATCACTCAAATTGGTGTGAAATACTTCTACATCACTATTGATAATATATTTGGATGTAAAGAAATCAAAAACATCATTAGCAACATTTATGTGGGGAGATTTGCCAGAAGTAAAAAACATTTGACTCATGGATTGTTACCATCATCTTTCTTTTTTTCAATCCTAGGACCAACCCAGACCATGCCATTTTCTTTCCAATATGTAACAAATGCCCTGCGTAGTTCTAGCAGTTCATCATACCTTGATTTTTGCTCTTTAGTGAAGGTAAAGTTTTGATTTTTCAAAACTTTCTTCATTTCATTTAGTTCAGTGAGAACAGCAGAAGAATTGTTCATTTGAATGTGTGAAGATAGGATTTAATTAGTGACATAATCACCAACGAGTTTGAATCAGTGCAGAATTGAAAAGTTGTGGTTCTGTGTGAATATCAGTCACTTCATACTTGTAACCCTCAACACGATTCTCAACCTCTTTCTCAAACGATTCTTTGTTGATGTAGGACTTTGATTGCATGTCATTAGCAAATGTCACAGTCTTATACATTAGACGCTCACTGATACTTCCATCAAAATATTTGACAGGGTAGAAATCAACAACCATGTTTCCATGTTGTGCTGTTAGTTGCATGTGAAAGGTGTGTTTCTTTGACTCTTATAGTATGGCACCCTATGGAGTAGAAATCAAGTCAGGTTGTGCCACTTCCTGAACTGGTTTTTCTGGTGCTGCTATGTTATACAAAAACATGGTAGAAGTTCCCATAAAAATGAAAAATATGAATTTTAAAATTTTCATTAGTCAGTCCTCCTGAATCGTCCTTGTGTCATGTTAGCATGACTGAAAACAGTTCTATCAACCAACTTCATCATTCCATAGTCATTACTAATAACAAACCCCTCACCTTTACACTTCAAACCACATGGAAGAAAAGAATTTGGAGCATCATGAACTATAAGACTATCCAATAGATCTTCTTTCATTTCAATCACCATCTGATAGATATTGACCAGATAGATGCAACCAAGCACATCAAGTAGTTCACTATCAGTAAGATCAACACCATCACGAATCAAGGCATTGATTTTAATCTTAGCAGCAGATGCTTCTTTATCTGTCATGAACTGGATACTTTTTGTATCAATATCAGTCATATCAAATACTGAAGAGATTCTGTCTACACTAGGTTGCACCCATTTGATGATAGCAGTATCATTGAAATACTCTTTGAGAGGATGTGCTTCTGCCTCCCACATTTCACCCTTGATAGTGTATTCAGTGTGAGGAGCAATGATGATCTTTTGCATCACCTTCTCATTGAATTCATACACTAAAGTGTTAGGTTTCACAAACTCAGTGCGACCAAAACCCATCCAATCTCCCTGATAAACCTTATCAGTTCTAGGGATGTATTTGAAGCAATAACTAAGAATCTCAAACACATTCATCTGATGACCAAAGTGATCAAAAATATCATCTATGCTATAACATAGTTTGATCTTTTTCTTGTTGAATGCACTTTTGGTACAAACAAAAAACTTACCATTGTTTGGATTAGTACCCCACACAATAGCAGGAGCACCATCAATTTTCATGCTGATGTGAGAATCAGAATCATACATTGCTCTGATAGCGTCAAGATCTCCAGTGAGAATAAGATCTTCAGGATGTTCAAGGTGTGTGTTTTTCATACTGTTAGTATGTCGCAGAATAGAGTAAAAGTCAAGGGATAGTGGACACTTCTATCAACTGTCACAAGGGTAATTTTGCAACTGATCTCTTTTTTCTACACTTATCAATGAAATTATGAGCACTAATTGAGTTTCTGCATTTTTTAACCTGTTTCCCTTGGTGGATGACCACTAGACCGTTGCCACACGGGACAGCAGCATAAAAATGATTTATATCATCCCAATCACCAACTGTGAACCCTAAAGGTCCACATTTGGGGTCAAGTATGCTACTGTTAGTTGGTTGTTTGTTCTTCATCTACGAATCTCACTGATAGCGGGTTGACCTTGATTAAACACAACATCAACAACTGCTTGAACTTTCTTGGCAGTGCTGATACCTACTCTGTCATAAGTGGGGATACAAACTAACCCAAACTTCTTCTCACTTCCACCTAGACGGATCACACGACCAATAGACTGACTGATACCAATGTAATCCATGTTACGCATAAAGATGACTGCCTCAAGTCCACTGACGTTGATACCCTCAGACAGAATAGAGTGGTGAAGAACAACAAATTTCTTGGTCTTGTCCTTGCCCCAAGTATTCAGAGTGTCAAAGAATACATCGCGATTGACTTTCTTGCCATCAATGATTGCACCTGTCTTTGATGTGATTGTCATCCAAGAATAACCACGTTCAGCAAGTTGTTGGCAGAAATCTGAATGAGTAAAAAGATTGATGATTTGCTTTGTTGTACGAGCACAGATCAAAGTCTTGCTAATACTGTTGTCATCAATAGTCTCAAGCAGATTATCACAATCATCAGCAAACATTACCTTGCGACATTTAACCATAGGCAATTGCTTGACTACAACTTTAGGAGGGAGAATGTATCCCTGTTCAACCAACTCAGGTGCAGGTACATTGCACAGAACTTGACCATAAACACTCCAATTCATGCCTGGTTTAGTGGCAGCAAGAGAATGTTTAGGTGTTGCTGTAAAGAAATAACAACGATTTGCTTCATTAGCAAAGAATTCAGTCGCAGGAAAGAAGTTCTTCTTTACACTGTTATGTGCTTCATCAAAATAGATGTTGTCCACCTCAATGTCTGCCTCAACGATACGATGCAAGGAGTTGTAGGAGGTAAAGATGATAACATTCTCACCTACTGCACGTGCAGTATTAGCAAAGACATAAATGTCATCTGCTTTTGTTGTAGAATAGTGGTCTGTTTCACCACTATGAACGTGCATCACATGTGTGTGAGTTGTATCAATCAACTCAAGAAATTCAGAGCACAGTTGTTCTGCCAACAGAATACGTGGAGCAACAACAACAGTCGTCATTCCGTTGTCAATATACTTACAATTCTCCACAACATCCTGAATCATACAGATAGTTTTGCCACCACCTGTAGGAACAATAACTTGACCTTTGTCATAGGCGAGCATACTATTAAGAATGCGTTTCTGATGAGGACGAAGAGTGATCATCAATGTGTGACTTGTATGAATACATCATGACACAAAAAAAGACCCCTGTCAAGGGGTCATGGACACTTCAAATTTTGTCCACTGGAATTATTTCTGTCTCTTCATTTAGCATTTGAGGAATGAAACCATCAAGAGTCAAAAATTCATAAATTTCATCATTCTCTTCAAAGTCTTTCAATTGAACACTATTTGCTTCTTGGACAATAGATCTAATAGTTTGATTATATTTTACAACTTTATTAATCAGATTAACCCTCTCTTTGTGGGCATCTTTTGCTGAAACCCCATTCAAGTATCCATAAATCTTTGGCATTTTTCCAAATTTTTGACGATATTTCATAACATTGGATAACATAGTTTCAAAAGATGCCCCAGTCTTATTATTAAAAACTACAATATTTTTAATATCTATCTTTGTTAATTGTTTCACTCTATTCTGTGCTCCTTTACTCTTGGAATCAAATGATTCCATAGTTTTAGATGCGTTTTTATGAGCAAAAACTTTATTAACTATATTATTTTTCTTAGTATCAGTCAATGAATTTTCAATACCATCAAACCACTCATAACACATTTTTTCTGTTGCATTTTCAGTTCTATCAATATATTTACTCAGACGTGTTTCAAAATCAGATGTAGTTGCTTTTTTAGAAGAAAGATGATCATTACACCCCAATCCCAACTCATCTTTAACATCTTCAATATCACATCCTTCAGCAATATCACCAACAAGGACAATAATTGAATTTTGTTCATTAAGTAAGTGAGCAGCATATCTACTAAATCCCTCACTTAAAAAGTGTTTACCATCATTACTTTTTTCTCTGATTACAATGGGAGGAACAATAGATGTATCAACACCTTTAGTCAAAAAACTTGACCTTAGTCCATCAACATTAATCTTATCAGTTCCTTGTGCTCTTGCATCATTTACCTCTTGCCCATGTTCATTAGTATTGTCAATTTGAGACAATTCTAATTCAACAAATTCAAGATTAACAAATGTGCGAAACTTTGGAATTTTACAATTTCTAGTATATAAAGAAATTGGTGGTACACTGCACTTACTATCAAGTTTGTAATACATTTTTTTTTGTATGGGGACAAATTGAGCATGAGAATGGTCTCTCAACTCAACAAATATATCATGACATAAAAAAAGACCCCTGTCAAGGGGTCATGGACACTTAAGAAATTGTCACCAACTATCTGGTGTGCTCAGATCTTCAACATAAGTAATGATATTTTCAGATCCTTGAATATCAAGAACTTTCTCCCAATCAATGTTATGTGGATTAAAATCTTCCATAACATCAAGTTCAAGAGTGATGCGAAACTTAGACTTTTGACCCTGTAAATAAGAAACTGGCATGGTTGATCTCCTGAGCACTCTGTAAATATACTCTATTAATAAAGAAGTGTCAAGATCTTAAAGTCAGTTCAAATACTGGCACATATCTTATTTAGAAATGTAACCTTCTTTGACTAGATACTCTCTAGTAAGTGGAGTTGGTTTATACACATTCCACATTTGACCAGCAGCACATGCAGAAAGTGCTTTCTCTGTCATACCCTCAGTATGTCCTGCCCAATATGCTTCTTTCTCCCAAGGAATTGCACCTGGTTGAAACTTATAAGTTTTTTTTACAATGTTTTGATACATGGGAGGAACTTGATCTTCAGGCAAAATAATAGCGATCAAACTGTTATCAATAGTTCCTGCCATACAATCTTGTGCTGCGTGCCATCCTTCATGACGCATCACACTCATTAATGCACCAGGACGATTCATGAATGTTTTATTAAGATAGAAGTTATTACTTACTGTATGATAGACACCACGATGACCAACAGGGAAATATTTTTCATCTGCTAAGAATACCTTAACTCCAACTGTATTAAGAGAGGTGAGAATTCTATTAAATTCATCAGCGATATAATAGTAAGAATTAGTGCTGGTATATTCACTAGAAACATCAAGGAGAGTAGTGATTTCTTTAACATCATCCTTACACTCCTGAAGTAACATACACCCCATTGAATGATTACTGTAATACTCATCATCTTTGAGAGGATCTGCCATTACAGGAGCAGATAACAAAGCAATAGATGCTATGGCAGACAATAATTTTTTCATTTTTCTTTCTTTTAACAGAATTTTACTTGAATCCTTTTACTTTGTCAAGTACATCAACATGAGACAAAAATTGACTGGGTGTCTGAAACCATCTTAATTGTACTTCTTCCCATGATTCATATTCTTCACCATTACCATTTGAAAATACAATTTTGTAGTTGTGTCTATCATATGGTTTTTCACATGATAATCTAAAATATCTTGAATCACTTGGATCAATACACTGTGTCATTTTTATTCTTTAATTACGTTTAGTACACCAATAACCACCATTAGGTTTATCTGCACAAACATACACATTTGTGCCAGTATTGTTCCAGTGTCTAATTACTCCAGAAACAATAACCATATTAGTAGTGAGCAGACTGACAAATATGATACTGCGAATGATAGCAACATAATTGTCATAAGGTTTTGTTTTATCATCACTGAAACTCCCTAATGAATACTTCCATATCTGCCAAAGTTTTACCATACTTATTCTTTCTCGTATGAACATATTCTAATTCTTTCCAAAACCACGGATGGCAGAGTAATAGTGTGTGGATGTATTTGTGCTTTTCATTCTTTGTATATTCACAATTAGGTTTTGGTTTGATACCAGTCTCAATCGTAATATACTTTTCATCAGCAAAATACACCCAACCCTTATGAACTAAATCACCTCTATTCCAAATAACATAATCATCGACCTGTGGTTTGTAACTCATAAAAATGCTGCCATCAATGGATTTAGCTTCAATTGCATGGCACTATATGGGGTAGTATTTTTTATATTAACTACTTTACCTGGTTTTTTGTGGTTGATGGGAGCAATATATTCGCTTGTTTTGTTATTGAAGAAACCCCAAATACTACTGGGATACTTATCATCACCAAAAGTGAAGTCCATAGAACAATTTTTGATCCAAATTCTGGTGAGTCTGGTGTTGAATTCTTCAGTCCAGTATTCATAACCTTTGGGAGCAGTGTGAAAGTTTTTCATAATGGACGAACTTGACAGTTTTTACAACCTTCTTTTGATACCATTCTTTCAAACCATACAGCATCTTCAATATTAAAAAATACTGCTGATTGTTTAGAAAATTTTGACTTCTTAGGTTTGTCGTAAGTTAGAAGAAATTTCATTTTGAAACTCCATAATAATGTCTTCTTTAGAATGTCCAATATCCATCAGGTACTTAACAAAGTAAGAGATATATTCTGATAGATTGACATCACAATCAAATGTTATCTCAGTTTTAGTGCTATTGGTAGTCTGAGGAAACATAATGTCATAAGTTCCAAAGACAATTTCTTCTTTATAATAAGAAAAAGTAGATTTGCTATTATTCATGTTACAAATTGAGTGACAACTTTACTAGGTACATCTTCATGTAAGGCAAATTTTTCTGCTTTACTAATATTCTGTCTTAATTTAGTATAGCAACCTAAGTTAAATTCTTTATCCTCAGATACAATCACATCAAAACACTGATTATCATCTTTGGCAATGACATTCCATACTCCTCCATATTCAGAATGAGGGAATGGTACAAAGTGATCGATCACATACATGAATTTCATTTGATCAATAAATCTCCATAGTTTTTAAAATAATAGCAGAAAAAACCCCTAATGGCAAATTAGGACTTTAGTTTTCTAACCAAATATTCTGCCCAATCTTCTAACTTATCAGGATGAACTGATCTAATGTCTGAATCCTGCACTGCTTTGCGAATGGATTCTATTTCCTCAATTTTTAATTTTTTATTCTTTTTCAGTGTCATTAGAGAAATTGTTTGGGGAATCGTAATTGTATAAACTTTTGATATTAGCAGGCACTACTACATGATTCCAAGCACGTTTAGATGCTTTATCATATCCATCAATAAAAACAGGTAGAAAAGATTTTAATGCTTCAACACCATTACTAATCACAGTGGAATCATTTTTTTCAATACCATCTTGTATGTATTCAACCATACCTTCAATGGCAACGATCTTGTTGAACTCTGTCTCAAGTTCACTCATTACTTCCCAAGTCTTATTAGACATTAGATAATCTCCCAATTTGAATCATTTTCTTTACTCATCCAAAAATGATATCTCCCACTAATGGATGACAAAAACATCATGTTTTGATCTTCTTTCTCAAGTCTACATGAATGCAGTTGATCCATCAAGTTGTGGAATCTATTCTTTGCTTTGATACTCTTTGGTTTGACTGTAATGAATTTAGTTTTGTTCATAATGTACTTAGAATTAACGAGAAGATTCTCATCAAACCCTACAAGGCTAATTTAGGCGTGGAAGGGAGAAATGTCAATAGTATGTAAAGATAATTAACTAAGAGCACGAATTACTACATCAGTAATTCTTACACCCCAGTTCATCATCCAGACAAATGATGCAATAAAGATCAGTTTGTGTGTAGCAGTCATCCTCCTCTGTATGTCTCCACATATTATAAGACCCCCCAGAGGACTTCTGAGGGGTTTGTGGACAGTTTGTGAGGTGTCTTTATCTAGCGTTAGATTGTCCACCATACAAATTGAATTCTGGTGCTTCTGCCCATGCACAGTAGATATAAGTTGATGCAGCATTATAGTTGTCATTATTTCCTCCAATAATCTTAAATCCATTTGAAAGGAAATCAAGATTATATCCAGAGTTATCTACATTTGCACCATCAGTGTTTAACTTTAATCTTCCATCTAATGGGTTTATAGTATCTCTCTTATTATCATAAACAATCCAATTTCCTGTACCCAATCTCTTAATCCACAACAATGATGGACGAAAACCTAACTCTACAAATGGTCCGTCAGCAGCATCACTATCATTATTTCCAGTATAAGATCCAAATTTCTGTAGTCCAGGTACATTGTGCCAGTGAAATGAAATGAAGTTTCTAGAAACTCTATTTACATTATTGTATCCAGATCCAACAGTAAAAACTGATGATGTTGGATCAAAATCACCCCAAGGTCCAGTAGCATCTGTTATATCACCATCATCAAATTCAAGATATTTTAAATTTGGTTTAACATTAGAAGCAGAATGATAAATTGTCCATGCTGTTGAACTATCTGTCAACTGTTTTATAATCATGAAATCAGGTTTTTGTGAGAGACCGTGAGGGATAGTCTTAGCAGATGAATTATTTGAACCAGCATACTTAATGATACTAAATCCTTGTTTTGTTCCAACAGATGCACCAGTTGCAGCAAGAGATGGAGAATTAGTAGGTGTTACTCCATTATCAATAAGGAGTTTATCATCAATTCTCCATCCATAGAGTATCATACCAGCAGCATTAACTGTGGTTTTGGTGATTGTTATGGAAGTAATAGGACCACTAAAAGGCACTGTAGTGACGTCACTAAACGCAGGGTCTACTGTTGCACATGGCGTTAAATTAAAGGTTGTGGTTCCATTAATAGTAATTGTACCAGATGTACCTGAAGTGATTCCACCAAATAAACTAACACTTGAATTACATTGAACAGCTGGACTTAAGGTCAATCTGACAGATACAGCAGCAGACCCATCACCATTACAATGTGTGGAATTAGTTAAGTCAGCATCAAACATAGCTGTTTTAGCTGAGAAAGTTCCACTGTTTCCTGTAGTGGTAACATTATTACTCCAAGTTTGAGTTTGATTATAAGAGGCACTATTCAGAGAACCAACACTCATATTAGCAGCAGCAGCACTTGCGTAACCTACATCATCAATATTAAAGGTGTTTTTATTTCCACCAGCTTTAAAATTATACGTTGTATAAGTTCTACTACCAGTAAACCAATTGGAATCAGATTCATATCCATTACCATTAACATTTGCAATTGCTAATCCACTACCATCAGCATTTGTTGTATCTGACTTTAGTCCACCATTAAAACCACGCACAGAATCTGCCCAAATCCAATATTCACTATTAGATGTAGATTTTGCAATCATAAGATCAGTTTTAAAATCTAAATCTGTAATTTTAAATTGTGCCTGTTGACCTGATCTAACATCTACAAAATTAGTAGGACGTGTAATCACAGTCTCTGGTGTTACATTAGCAGCATTAAGTGGTTGGAAACCTTCTGGTGGTGCATACTTGAAGGGTTTTTGTCCAAAGTTAGAACTCCAACCAAAGTTTGCTCCACTACTATATGTTCCTACAGTAAATGTAAATTCTCCAGATAAACCAGTATATGCTGTTCCTCTAGAAACTCCATTTTTATAAAATACCAGAGTGCCTTTATCTAAATTAAATGCTACACCAATTGTATCTCCTGTTGTATATGAACCTCCATAAGCAACAGTGGCATTACTATTAAATTTATTTCCACCTTGATTATAAGAGTATCCTCCAGAATAGAATCCTATTCCATAAGCCAATAGTTGGTCTGTTTTTATAATTCCAATTTCATGATAATTTGAAGATCCAGTAACTGTTCCTTCAAAATACCACTTACCAGAACTAAAAGCAATAGTTCCATCAACTCTTCCTTGACCTGAAGATGATGTATTGGCAGCATCTAAGTTTCCATTAGTAAGAACAATATTAGTTTGAGGACTCTTATCAAGAGGATTTAAAGTACAATAACCAGTTTCTTGTCCACGAACTGTGTTGATATCAGTATTGAATGGGTTGAAGTTATCTGCTGATACATTACCGTTTAATTTAATTCCAACTGGTGGGCTATTTGTTGTCACACCATTACTTGTGGTCTCACCACCTAGTGGAGGGGCACCTAAATCAGTTGGAGTATATCTAACACCAGCAATTTGACCACTAAATCTACCACCTTGCACATCACCAAATGTTATTGGACTTACAGGTCCTCCATCACTACTTGTTTGCTGTGCAACAAGAACACCATCAACAAATAATTTACAATCTGATGTACTATTTGTTGTCATTCTAATATGATACCATCTTCCAACTTCAGCAACTACACCAGAATCTAAAACACCAAATGATCCAAAGACACTAAATTTTAGTGACCCGTCACTTGGAAAACCAAAAGTAGTATCATTGCCATTAGTTCCATTCCATCCAAGAATATATGGAGCAGATGTAGTTGCTGTTTCTAATCTAATATATCCATCAATAGTCCACGCAGATGCAGGTGTTACAGCATAGGATAGATATTTACTATCTTTAACAAAGTTGGCAGCATTTGTTATACCAAATTTGTTAGCATCAGCTGATAAAAAACTGGTAGAACCTCCATTTTCAGTTAGAGTGCGATTATTTCCAGAATCATCATTAATATCACTATTTACGGGCCACATGGCATAAGCAGTTCCTGTTGCAGAGGGAATAACTGCTGTCTTTTGTGGTCCTTCACTATTTGACTGACAACACAGAAGTTTTGTGTTGGTTACATTTGTGAGTGGTGCTGTTGGAACAGTTAATGAATCGTCAAGAACACTTCTATATCTTAAATTTGATATAAATGCATCAATTTCCACAGAACCGTTTGTCCTAGCACCAATTGCAAACACTGAAGATGCACTTCTTGAACTTAGATTAATTGTATTTGAAACTCCAAGTTTGCCATCAATATAAAGTTTATGGGTTGCTGACGCATCTGTTGCTGATGATCCATTTACAGTCTGTTTGAAGTAATGCCATTTCTTAACTCCCATATAAGATGCACCACCATTCCAATTAGTGTTGTTTGAAAGTGAATCGTATAACTGAATATTTCCACTATTATTGTAGACGTTTAGTTCTGGGTCACTCCCCCCAGAACCAGTATCAAATATTGCTTCTCCTGCATTATTTCCAGGAGCACTATTCAAATAAATGAATCCGTCAATTGTATATTGAGCATCAGAAACAAATGTGTCACTTGATGGTCCAGACAAATAATCACCAGTACCATCAAAATTCACAGAACCATCAGTGACTTTAGCAAGTTTAGAACCACCACTCACACCTGATGGAGTGTCTGGAAGAATATCTGGTGAGGTTGCTGCAGGAACGAAGTTACTGGTGTATTTTGCTACTCCAGTATAAACACGGAAGT